CGAGGACGGTTCCTCAGTAAAAGCAAGCGCGGACCACATCTGGACAGTCAAGACAAAAGCCACAGCCAGAACAGCACGGAGACCGCTCAAGGATCCGAAGCGCTGGCTCATCAATCATGAGACGCGAGACAACGACGGCTTCGTAGACAGAACAACGAGCGAACTGGCCGGAGACTATGCGAGGGTCCGGAAAGACGGGAAAGGCATCGAGTACAAATACAGAGTGCCGGCTGCCGGTCCGGTCGCTTATTCGGAGCAGAACCTTCCGGTGGATCCGTACACATTCGGAGTATGGCTCGGAGACGGCACATCAGTGGCGGCGAAGATGACCTGCGGAGAAGATGACCTGCAGGAAATGATCTCAATCCTTGAAGGAGAAGGACATCGCTGTGCAGTACATCGCCACGAAGGGAAAGCGCCGACGATCAGTCTCGACAAAAAAGAACACGGCAAATACAACGAACTGCTTGATGGACTGCGAGCTGCCGGAGTATATGCGAACAAGCACATCCCGGACGTTTATCTTCGCTCATCCATAGAGCAACGCTGGGCCTTGCTTCAGGGATTGATGGATACGGACGGAACGGTCTCGAAAGCCGGGCAGTGCGAGTTCACGCAGAAATCGGAACAGCTCTCCAGGGACGTGCTGGAACTGATCCGGAGTCTCGGCATCAAGGCATCCATGAAGGAGAAGCAGGCAATCTGCAACGGCAAGGATGCCGGTACGGTTTACAGAATCAATTTCTACACGGATGCACAGCATCCATGCTTCAGGCTTTCCAGAAAGCGTGCTCGCCTCAAAGAAAGACTGGCAAACAGAGCAAATGCGAAGAGTATCGTCAAGATTGAAGAAATCGAGACGGAACCATCGAAGTGCATCGCGGTGGACTCTCCGGATCACCTGTATTTGTGCTCCGAAGGATTCACAGCCACACACAACACGACCCTCATCGCCGGCATCGCATGGGCGGTCGGCATCATCCAGCGGAAAAGCGGAAGCGTGATCTACATGGTCGCCAACGCACTGAAGCAGACGCTGCAGGCCTTCAACTTCCTCAAGTTCTCGATCGAATACCGGAAGCTTGACACGACCTTCGACATCAAGGACAACAGCTTCGAGCACTCGATCAAGTACCAATTCCGGAAGCCGGACGGCACTCCGGACGGGACGCTCGAGATCCAGGCGATGCCAGCGAACCCGGACCGGCAGGATTCCTTCAACAGTAACTTCACCATCGCGGACGAAGTCGCTGCATATAAGAATCCTGCACAGTACAACAGATTCAAGGAAGCAGGCAAGGCATACACAAACAAGATGATCGTCGGCATCACAACGGCAGGCGACAACATGAATTCATTCGGATATAACCGGATGATTTACGCAGTAAACGTAGCGAAGGGAGTCATCGAGGACGATTCCCTTTTTTCGTTCGTAGCGCGAGCGGATCAGGACGAGAAGGGCAACGTGGATTATTTGAATCCGATCCAGCATCAGAAAGCGAATCCGAACTATGGGGTCACGATCCGACCGGAAGACATGATGGCCGACGCCTATCAGGCACAGAACGACCCGCAGCAGAGGAAGGACTTCCTGAGCCGGTCGCTCAACGTCTACACGGCAGCAATGCGCTCATGGTTCGACATCGAGGAGTTCCGGAAGTCTGACAGGCAATACAGCTGGACGATGGAAGAGCTCGCGAAGCTTCCGATCTACTGGTACGGAGGCGCGGATCTGTCGAGAACATACGATCTCACGGCGGGCGCGCTGTTCGGCCAGTACGGAGACGTCGACATCATCATCACGCACGGTTTCTTCCCGGTAACTCAGGCAGCCGCGAAACAAGACGAGGATCAGATTCCGATATACGGCTGGAAGGATGACGGCTGGCTGACGATCTGCAACGGAGCGACAGTCAACATTAGCGACATCGTGAACTGGTTCATCGAGATGCGGAACCAGGGCTTCCGGATCGCTCAGGTCGGGCATGACCGGAAGTTCGCCGGCGAAGAGTTCATTCCGCAGATGAAGGCGGCAGGGTTCAATACCGTAGACCAGCCTCAGCTGTTTTATCTGAAGTCCCGAGGCTTCCGGCACATCGAAAAGGCCGCGAAGGACGGAAATCTTTATTATTTGCATTCCACCGCATACGAATACTGCGTCTCCAACGTCATGGCGATAGAGAAGACAGACGATGCGGTCAGTTATCACAAGATCGACGCGAAGAGCCGAATGGATCTCTTCGACGCATCTGTCTTCGCGTGCATCAGATGCCTCGAGGACGGAGACAAGCAGGCACGGATTGGAGGGTGGTTCGGCTAAACATTATGGGAAAGAAAAGAAAAAGACAGAGACGGGACGGATTCGCGGATGTACCGGTCCAGAAGATCGTCCCGAAAAGCACTATCGGCTTCACGCTGTGCGAAGACTTCGACAAGCTGTGCGCCGGAGAGTACACATCGCTGGACCGGTGCCCTGAGATCGCCGCAGGCGTCCAGAGGATCGCAGAGCTGATTGGCAGCATGACGATTCATCTGATGGCGAACACGGACCGCGGGGACATCCGGATCCAAAACGAGCTCAGCCGGACGATCGACATCGAACCGATGCCGACAATGACCAGAAGCAACTGGATGACGTTCATCGTCATGAACATGCTTCTGTACGGCAAAGGAAACGCGATCATCCTGCCGCATACCTGGGAGGGCTACATCAAAAGCCTTGAACCGGTCGCGGCAGACCGCGTCCAGCTTCTTCCGCGAGGCAACAGCCGGAGAGACTACGACGTCTACATTGACGGAATCAAACGGGATCCAGCGAACCTGCTTCACTGCGTATACAACCCGGACAAATATTATCCGTGGCGCGGAGCGGGACTGGACGTCCAGCTGAAAGACGTCGCGAAGACGTTGAAGCAGGCACGGACCACAGAGAACGCCTTCATGGCATCGAAGTGGAAGCCGAGCATCATCGTCAAAGTCGACTCCATGGTCCGGGAGTTTCAAAGCAAGGAAGGCAGGCAGAAGGTGCTCGATGACTATGTCAAGAGCGCGGAAGCCGGCGAGCCGTGGCTGATTCCTGGAGAGCAGTTCCAGGTTGAACAGGTCAGACCGCTCAGCCTTGCGGATCTTGCGATCAATGACACGGTCGAGCTTGACCGGAGAACGGTCGCCGCGATCCTTGGCGTCCCTGGCTACCTGCTTGGAGTCGGAGACTTCAACCGACAGGAGTGGAACCTGTTCATTCAGACGAAGATCGCCAGCATGGCCAAGAGCATCATGCAGGAGTTCACGAAGAAGCTGATTATCAATCCGCGCTGGTATCTGAAGTTCAACACGCTCAGCCTGATGAACTACGACATCCAGTCAATCTACACAGTCTTCGGAGGACTCAGGACACAGGGCGTCGTCACAGGAAACGAGGTCCGCGAAATGCTCGGCATGAGCCCGATCGACGATGAAAGCATGGACGAGCTGATTATGCTCGAGAACTACATTCCGGCCGACCGCATCGGCGACCAGGAAAAACTGAACGGAGGGAATTGAAAATGAACAAAGACGAAAAGTTCAGCATCGGCAGCCGCCAGATGCGCACAATCGGAACGGAATTCAAAACACGGGAAGACGGTGAAGATCTCATCATCGAGGGATACTTCGCCGTTTTTAATAGCGACTACGAAATTGCGCCCGGACTGAGCGAGAGCATCGCTCCGGGAGCATTTCAGAACTCACTCGCGAACGATGTCCGCGCTCTGACGAACCACGACACGACGCTCGTGCTCGGCAGGACGAAGGCCCACACGCTCGAGATCAGCGAGGACTCGCATGGCCTGTTCGGCCGCGTCAAGATCAATCCGAACGATCAGGACGCCATGAACCTGTACCAGAGAGTCAAACGCGGAGATGTGGACCAGTGCTCGTTCGGCTTTGACATCACAGACGAGGAGACGGACTACCGAGAGGACGGCTCCATGCACTGGACGATCAAGGACGTGATTCTGTACGAAGTCAGCTGCTGCACATTCCCGGCATATCAGGAGACCAGCATCTCCGCCCGGAGCGCCGAGCGTGACGCCGCGATGAAGCGCCGCGCAGAAGCGTGGAAGGAAACCATGCTGCAGAGATTGAAGGGAGACAAGAAAGATGCTTAAAGCACTGATGCTCCGCTCCAAGATCGACAAGAAGAACAAGGAGCTGAAAGAGCTCCTGGCGAAGAAGGCAGACCTCGAAAAGAGAGAGGCAGACCTCGCCGAAGCGATCAAGGAAGCATCTGAAGCGACCGACGAAGAGCAGAAGGTCGTGGAGGAAGAAGTCGAAAAGTTCGAGAACGAGAAGAAGGAAAACGAAGACGCGACAGCGAAGCTGGAAGGCGAGATCGCTGACCTCGAGAACGAGCTGAAAGACGAAGAAGCCGCGCAGGAGCGCGAGGCTGAACCGGCACCGGCACCGGAAGAAACAAAGCCGGAACAGAAGAGAGAGGACATCAAAATCATGAATAAGAGATTCTTCAACATGTCCGCGCAGGAGCGCGACGCAATGTTCGCACGCGAAGACGTCAAGACATTCCTCGGACAGGTTCGCCAGGGTATCAAAGAAAAGAGAGCGCTGACCAACGTTGGCCTGCTCGTTCCGGAGATCTTCCTCGGCCTCATCCGCGAGAACATCGAGGACTACTCCAAACTGTACAAGCATGTATTCGTCCGCCAGATCGCAGGCGAAGGCCGCGCGGTCGTTATGGGCAACATTCCTGAAGCAGTATGGACCGACTGCTGTGCAAACCTCAACGAGCTGGCGCTCAGCTTCTATGACGTCGAGCTCAATTGCTGGAAGGTCGGCGGTTACTTCGCGGTTTGCAACGCTAACCTCGAAGACAGCGACATCGACCTCGCATCCGAACTGCTCACAGCGATTGGCCAGGCGATCGGTCTCGCACTCGACAAGGCGATCCTTTACGGAACCGGCACACGCATGCCGCTCGGCATTGTTACCCGTCTGGCTCAGACAGAAGCTCCGGCAAGCTACCCGGCAACCGCTCGCCCTTGGGCAGACCTGCACACCAGCAACATCAAGTCCATCGCGGCATCCGTTAAGGACAAGGACATGATCGCGGCCATCGTCAAGAACTTTGGCGCGGCTAAGGGCAAGTACAGCCGTGGCGAGAAAGTGTGGGTCATGAACGAGACCACATACACCGAACTGATGGCTAACAGCGTTGCTGTAACAGCAGCTGGTACACTCGTTTCCGGTGTCGTTGACCGCATGCCGGTTGTCGGCGGCATCATCGAAGTCCTGAACTTCATTCCGGACAATGTCATCATCGGCGGTTACTTCGACCTGTACACACTCGCAGAGCGCGCAGGCGCGAAGTTCGCAACCTCCGAGCATGTACGTTTCCTGCAGGATCAGACAGTCATGAAGGGCACTGCCCGTTATGATGGCCAGCCGGTCATCGCTGAAGGTTTCGTCGCGATCGGTCTCAACGGAACAACCCCGAACGCAACAATGTCCTTCGCAGCTGACGCGGCAAACTAATTTAACGAGGCAAACGCATGGACAACGCAGAACTGCTGACGATGCTGAAGCTCAATCTGGAAGTCATTACAGACTACATGGATGCGGAGGCAAAAGCCGCGAAAGAGTCAGAGCTGCTTCAGTATCTGAATGCAGCTCGCGAGTTTATCACGAGAGAGGGCATCGACCTTGAGACAGATTCTCTGGGCGATGCTCAGATCCTCGTGATGTATGCCTCATGGCTCTACGGAAGACGCAAGGCGGGCAACGATTACGGGGCAATGCCCCGGATGCTTCGCTGGGCGCTGAATAACAGACTCTTCGAGCAGAACATCACGGGAGCCAATACATCGAAGATCACCGGTCAGGAGAGATTCTGATGCTTGGGAACTACGATGACGGGATCGTCTGGCTCTGCTCGATCACAAACACATCCGACAACGGCCTGAAGCCTGTCGAAAGGATCACGCGCATCTCAAAGCATTTCTTCGAGGAGCGGACGGTCTCGTTTCGCAGGCAGTACGCCGCCAAGGGTGTAAACGAGCAGATCGACATGCTGATTCGGATCCATTACAACCCAGGAGCCCGGATCGGCATGGTCGCAGAGCTCGGCAACGGAGATCAGTTCCGGATCGACAACGTTACGCATGCATACGATCCGGACAGCCGGCTCCGGTACACAGAGCTCACGCTCGCAAGATTGGAGGACTTCTTCGATGTCGCTCAATCTTAACGAAAAACTCCGCTACTTCGCGGAGGTACTAAGCAGCACAACCAACCGCGCCTGGCATTATGTAAAGCCCGAGCGCGAGCGGTTCCCTTATGCTATCTGGACAGAATACTCGGAAGAGGGATCGCTTCCGGCGAACAACCGGAAGAAATACCAGCCTGTCGCGATAATGCTGGACTACTTCACGCAGACGGAGTTCGATCCGGAGATCGACCGGATCCAGGACGCGCTCAATAGCGCCGGCCGGATTCAGTTTGAACTGACGGACATCCAGTACGAAGAAGAGACAGCAGTCATTCACTACAGCTGGACGGTATACGTTTATGGCGAAGGTAACGGCAGTGGGGTTTGACGAGCTGGCAAAACAGCTCGAGACGCTCGCCGATCATTCCGGATCCATCGCAAGTGCCGCGCTTTATTCAGGCGCCGGCATGATGGCGGACAAGGTCCGGAACGCAGTCGACAGCCAGCAGACGCAACCAGACAGAAAGCACAAGGGGAAAGCGCTCCTGCCATATGAAAAGGAAGCCCTGCAGAACGGCCTCGTCATCGAGAAATTCGTTCAGGACAAAGCCCGTGACTACACGCAGACAGCAATCACTTTCAAAGGCAGGACAGACCACCGGACAGAGAATTATCCGGACGGGATTCCCACGATTCTCCTGGCACGCGCGATCAACAAGGGGACGTCATTCAGATCCGCGAACCGGTTCTTCAACAACACGGTGAACCGGACCAGAGCGGAGGCAGAGCGCCTCATGACTGAGACAGCGGAGCGGGAGATGAAGAAGTACATCAAATAACAAGGAGCAAGTAAATGGCAATCACAGGACTTATCGGGGTCCGTGGCGCACAGCTCGTCAGCGGTGGAACATATCAGGATCCGTTCCACATCGGCGATGCAATCACCGCGAATCTCAGCATCACCATGGCCGAGGGCTCGCTTTACGCAAACAACAGACGCAAAGAGCACAAGGAAAAGTTCGACAGCGGCTCCCTTGAACTGAGTGTCGACGATCTGGTCGACACCGTCCAGGCGAAGCTCTACGGACATACGACCGAAACCCTCAGCGTCGGTGAAGGCACCGGAGCGAAGAGTCTCACGGTCAACGTTTCCAAAGGCGCGGACCGTCCGATCAGCGTCGGCATCGGCTTTTATCAGACCGTTACACGCGACGACGTCGACATGTTCCGCGTCATCGTGCTGACGAAGGTTCAGTTCGCAGAGCCTCAGGACAATGCACAGACCGCTGACAACAACATCACGATGAACGGCCGGACAACGACCGGAACGATCCTCACACGTGACGACGACATCTGGAAATATGATGTCACAGTCGAGACAGAGGCTGAGGCCGAAGCCGTGCTGGATCACTATCTCGGAGAAATTTGACAGCGTAACAAAAAGAGAGAAGAGGAGAGAACAATATGGAGATTCTGAAAGACAAAGGGCAGCCGATCGTGATCTTCGGCAAGGAATACAAGCTGACGATCTCGCTCAAGACGCTGCAGCTCATGGCCGAGAAGCTCGGCCCGCTCGAGGAGCTTCGTCTCAACATTGAGACAGTACCGGAGATCCTCGCGCTCATGATCCGGGACTACTTCCGGAAGCATCCGGATGAAGAACCTGATCCGGACGTGACAGATCCGGAAACGCTGCGAGATTATCTCACGCCCGAAGACGTTCAGGAGCTCACGAAGTTCATCTTCTCGATGCTTAATCCGTCAAGCAGCGACGGAAAAAACGCATAAAGCCAGCCTGGTGGGAGACCGAGTGCTGGCTTTTAATTGGAACCATACTGCTGGATCAGCCGGAGGACCGCGTTCTCGAGTGGTCCACCGGCTACATCTGGCATTTGGCTGAATATGTGCTTAATTTCAAGTTTCTCGGCATGGATCCGATCCAGCCGGGGAGTTTTACCACAAAACTAAAACAACGCGAGAAACGGCTCACACGAGCCGATAATGGCATGGTGTCGATCGACGACATCATCCCATATTAGGAAGGGAGTAAGGATACATGGCATCTGATGTCAGAGCGGTGATGAAGGTCGAAGGCGAGCAGTCGTTCGCGCAGGCCTTCAAGAACGCAACAAGCTCAGTCAAAGCGCTCGACTCAGCCGTCAAGCTTAACAGCGCGGCATTCGAGAACGCAGGAAACAAAATGAGCAACCTGCAAGAGAGATCCTCACTCCTGAAGCAGGAAATCGATGCGCAGAAGAACGTCGTCAAGCTTGCCCAGGAAGAACTGAAGCGGCTGACCGCAGAATACGGGGAAGGCTCGACGGAGGTCAACGATTACCAGGCAAAAGTCAACAACGCGAGCGCGCGCCTCGAACAGATGAGACAGAGACTTAGCGAGAATGAATCTGAAATGAAGAAGCTCGGCTCCACGACGGAAAGCGTCGGAAAGAAGCTTGAGGGAATCGGTGGAAAGATCTCGAATCTTGGATCCAGCATCAAATGGCTGAGCGCTGGCGCGGCGGCCGGGCTGACCGGAATGTTCAACGCGGCGAGCGATCTCAACGAAAACCTCAACAAGACAGAGGTGGTCTTCGGAGATCTCTCCAAGGACATGACGGACTGGTCAAAGACAACGCTGTCCACGTTTGGTATCGCGCAGAGCTCCGCTCTTGAAATGTCTTCATTCTTCGGAGACATGGCAACCAGCATGGGCCTGACAACAGAGCAGGCGGCCGAGATGGGCAAGGAGCTGGTTGGCAGAGCCGGAGACATGGCATCGTTCAAAAACGTATCGCTGGACGTCGCCCAGAATGGTCTCGCGGCGATCTTCACCGGACAGGCTGCCAGTCTTCGCCGGTTCGGTATCGTCATGACGGAAGCCAACCTGGAAGCATATGCGCTCGCTAACGGCTTCGCCAAGCAGTACAGCGAGATGGATCAGGGCGAAAAGGTCATGCTGCGTTATCAGTACGTAATGGATGCGACGAAGAATTCGGCCGGAGACTTTGCGAACACAAGTGATGGTGCGGCGAACAGTGTTCGCGTGGCACAGGAATCCCTGAAGGAAGCGGCGGCTACGCTTGGAGAGGAAGTCATTCCGCTGGTACTTCCGCTAATCCAGAACGTCACCGAACTGGTGCAGGGTGTCAATTCGCTGGATGAAGGAACAAAGAACATGATCGTCACCGGGCTCGGGATCGTAGCGGTCGCATCGCCGATTCTCACGGTCGGAGGAAAGATCATCCAGGGCGTCGGCTGGCTTTTCGGAACCGGACTTCCGGCACTCGGAACAGCATTCACCGGAGCAGGCACGGCGGCAACGGCAGCAGGCGCAGCAGGCGGAGCCGGCATGACAGCCATGCTCGGGCCGATCGCGCTCGTCGCTGGAGCGGTCGTCGGACTGATCGCGTTGTTCGACCAGCTCGAAAACAAGAAGAACAGAGCATTGAATCAGCAACGCATGGACAATATCAACGCGAATTACAAGAGAGTTTCTCACGACGAGATGCAATACTACAATGCAAAAGACCTAACATCCGTTTGGAACGGATCCGGATGGGATGATTACGTGCGGAATGGTGCATCCATGACCACACAGGGTCGTCGTGATTACTATGCCGATCAGATGGAGAAGGACAGCGTTACAACGAACAATTACAACTTCGATGTCAATGTCTCACAGATCAGCGACCTTCAGGATCTGCTGAACATGGCAAACAGCGCACAGATGCTC